CAATCAAACGATTACGGGTTCATTATTTGTATCACAGAACTTAATAGTACAAGGTTCTTCATCAATTCAAAATATTAGTTCTTCTACTTTAAATATTGGAACGAATATCATAACTGTTGCGGTAAATCAACCATCGGTTAGATTTGGTGGAATTGCAGTAATAGATAGTGGTTCAGCCGGTGGTTCTGGCTCATTCTTATACGATTCTATACAAGATGAATTTATATTTGTTCATAAAGGAAACGGAACTAATGTAACATCATCTCACTTTGTATTAGGACCAGAGACATACGATAATTTAGGAAACGAAATATATCTTACAAATAATAGATTACCAAAGGGCACGGGTAAAGAACATTTAGTTGACTCAATCATTTCTGATGATGGTACAACTGTAAACATAAGTGGAGCATTAACGGTGACTGGTAATATTACAGGTCCAATTAGAGCAACTAATGGTGTAGTTTCGGGTTCATCTCAAATAACTTATAGTGGTTTAACTGGAATACCTGCAGGAATCGTTAGTGGTTCATCCCAGATAGTAGGGTCTTCAATCACCACAAACACTATTACAATCGGTTCAACCGCAATTACATTAGGTGGAACGGCAACAACGATAGCAGGCTTAACTTCCGTATCTTCAACTGGATTTACGGGAGCATTGACAGGTAATGCATCGACCGCAACTACTCTACAAACTGCGAGGACAATCAACGGAACTTCATTTAATGGCTCTGCTGATATTACCATTCCAAATTTAGTAAGCGGCTCATCGCAAGTAAACGCAGATACAATTACAAATTTTGATGTAAATGTGCTTGCTTACAACAACTCATTAGGGGTAGTAAGTGGTTCGAGAACGGTAACAATCGGCTCAACCGCAATTACATTAGGTGGAACGGCAACAACGATAGCAGGTTTAACTTCGGTAACATCAACAGGATTTACGGGAGCATTGACAGGCAACGCATCAACTGCTACTACTTTGCAAACTGCGAGAACAATTAATGGAACTTCATTTAATGGCTCTACTGATATTACCATTCCAAATTTAGTAAGTGGCTCATCGCAAATTTTCGCAGGTTCTACTACAAACTTTACAACCGATGTAAAAACTCAATTAAATAGCAATACAGTAGTATCAGGTTCAGGACAAATTAATGTAGCATCTACAACGGGTGATATTGCATTAGGAACCAGAACATCTGGCAACTATGTTGCAACTATAACCGCAGGTACTGGTTTATCATCAACAGGCGCAGCGACAGGTGAAGGTATTGGGCATACACTTTCAATAGCAGCAGGTGGAGTAACTAACGCAATGTTAGCAGGTTCAATTGCAAATGATAAATTAACGAATTCATCAATTACTATCGCTGGGACATCTACATCATTAGGCGGAACAATATCAGCGGCAACAATTGGTAACGCAATTGGAGCATTTAGTGGTTCATCGCAAGTAAACGCAGATACAATTACAAATTTTGACCCAAATGTACTCGCTTACAACAACTCATTGGCAGTAGTTTCGGGTTCAAAAGTGGTAACGATTGGTTCAACCGCAATTACATTAGGTGGAACGGCAACAACAATAGCAGGCTTAATTTCGGTAAGTTCAACTGGATTTTCGGGCTCAATAGCATCGACAAATGGAGTTATTAGTGGTTCATCGCAAGTAAACGCAGATACAATTACAAATTTTGACCCAAATGTACTCGCTTACAACAACTCATTGGCAGTAGTTTCGGGTTCAAAAACAATTAGTGGCATTACATTGGGTTCTAACTTAGCAACTTTGACAATTGGTACCGGATTAAGTGGAACATCTTATAATGGTTCGACTGGCGTAACAATTGCAAATACCGGTGTAACCTCAAACGTTGCGGGAACCGGAATTGGTGTAAGTGGAGCAACCGGCGCAGTAACAATCACAAATACGGGTGTAACTTCAATCGTAGCAGGAAGCGCTATCAATATAAGTGGAGCAACAGGAGCAGTTACTATTACCCACGCCGATACATCTACCGCAGCTAATTTAAGCGCCACAAGTAGAACTTATGTATCTGCGTTAACGTTTGATACATATGGACACGTTACTGCTTATAGTACTGCAACTGAAACTGTAACTGATACAAACACCGTAACAACTAACATAGCAGGTACTGGTATATCGGTATCATCAGGTACAGGAAACTCTACAATCACAAATACGGGTGTAACTTCTGCATTAGCAGGAACAGGCGTTAGCGTAAGTGGAGCAACAGGCGCAGTAACAATATCAATCGGACAATCGGTAGCAACTTCTGCTAACGTTCAGTTTACAACTGTAAACGCTGGAAACTTTAGAGATGGGACTGGCACAACCAACGTAAACTTAGGTAGTGGTGGTTCGGAAGGTAGAGGCTTGGTAGCTGGATATAGCGGAGCTCAATATGGTGGTATTGGATATAACGTAAGACATACTGGTACAAATGATTCATTTATAGCACCTGGTACAGATACTGCCACTTATTTAGTGTTTAATGCCGGATATACATTTAGATACGCAGGTACAGGCTCGGCAGGTAGAACTCTTTCTTGGACTCAAATTGGTAGATTAGATGCTAGTGGTAACTTTACTATTCCTGGCAATTTAACTGCTGGACAAGTTGATACTGGACAAGGTGCAACCGAAGTTCATTTAATGAATCAAAATGTTCGAACAACTGATGCTGTAACTTTTGCTACGGTTGATACTGGACAGGGTGCAAACGAATTGTACGCAATGAATCAAAATGTTCGTACAACCGATTCACCTACTTTCAACGTATTAACGGTAGGTACGATTAATAGTGGTCAAGGTGCAACCGAAGTTCATTTAATGAATCAAAATATTCGAACAACTGATTCGGTAACATTCGCGGGTATCACCGAAACATCTGCATTAAAATATAAAGAAAATATATTTAGTATAGAAGATACGCTAGATACGGTTTTAAAATTAAGACCTGTTAAATATAATATTAAAGGTGAAGAAAAAGTTGAAATTGGATTAATTGCCGAAGAAGTACATGAATTAATACCTGAATTAATAAAATACAATTCAGAAAATGAAATCGATTCAATATCTTATACGAGGTTAGCGGCAGTATTAATTGGAGCAATTAAAGAACAACAAATACAGATAAATAAATTGAAAGAACAAATAGAAATAAATAAAAAATAATGGTAGCAAATGGATTATCACTAAATTCAGGAACAAATTTTATTGTCCCAACATCGGCAGCAGGAACGCCAGTTAATGGTACTATACGATTAAATGGCAATAGTTTACAAATATTTTATAATACAGTTTGGATAAATTTATGTTAATATGGCAATAGTAAATGGATTAAGTTTAAATAGTAATACAAATTTAGTAATACCTGAACATGGTGCATCAGGCGTTAGCGGTTCACTCCGTATAAATTCAACAACTAAAGCATTGGAAATTTTTAGTGGGGGAAATTTTATACCAATAAAATTCCTATCAGGTAGTGCAACAGGTGGTACACTAACTACCAGTGGTTCATACTCAATAAGAACCTTCACATCGTCTAGTACATTAACGGTATCAGGTGGTGGGATATACGCAGACATCCTATGTGTAGGAGGTGGTGGAGGTGGCGGAGGTGCTGGTTCTAATTCAGGTGAAAGACCTGGTGGCGGCGGTGGCGGTGGCGGTGTTTCTGTTGCTAATCAAGTATATTTAGTGTCGGGTAGTTACGATGTGACTGTTGGCGCTGGCGGTGGTGGTGGGAATGGTAATAATGCGACTGGCACAAGCGGTGGTATTAGTTTTTTTAAAATAGGAACTCGCCATATCGTAACTGCATTAGGCGGTGGAGGTGGATTGGGCGGTTTTCCAGAAGGTTATGATAAGATATTAGTAGGTTCAGGAGGAGGTGGTGGAGGAATCCATCAAACACCTATAAACATACTAGTTACTCAAGGATTCGGAGGAGGACTTACAAACGGATGGTTTCCATCGGCAGGTGGCGGTGGTGCAGGTGGCACGGGTGGTTCAGTAACTAGTAATACAGTGGCAGGTAATGGTGGTAGCGGTACATCTGTATTTGGTACAAATTATGCTGGAGGTGGCGGAGGCTCGGTATATTTTGAATTTGGAGGAACAAACGGCACTGGCGGTAGTGGGGGCGGTGGTGCAGGTGGCGGGGGAAGTGGCTCTGCAAATACAGGTGGTGGTGGAGGTGGCCCATCTGCATTTGGTCAAGGAGGAAATGGTGGTTCAGGAGTAGTTGTTGTTAGATTTTTAACATGATTTCTAAGAAATCGCCCCATATATTAGCTTAGCACATCATAGCTAATAATACAAAATTAAAATATCAATATTTATAATTACGTCTAATCTGAAAAACATACAAAATAGATATAATAAATTGTTGTTTTGAAATAAAATATTATATTTATAGAAAGATAATAAAAATTTAAATTAATATATAAAATGGCAGAAAAAATAGTATCACCTGGCGTATTTACAAAAGAAAATGACCTTTCATTTTTACAACAAGGTGTAGCAGAAATAGGCGCAGCATTCATTGGTCCTTTTAAAGAAGGTCCTTTAGTCCCAACCATCGTTAATAGTCAAACGGAGTTTGAAACAATGTTCGGCACAGTAGATGATACATACTACACACCGTTGGCAGTTCAATCGTATTTAAGAGAAGCAGGAAGTGCGACAATTTGTAGAGTAGCTGGTGTAGGCGGATATGTAGCAGGGCAACCCCTATTATTAGTAGCAACATCGGGTTCAGTATCATCTTCGGTTGGATTTATATTTCCAACAGGTTCATCTGCAACGGGATTAAGTGGCTCATCTATAATAGAAAGTATTGTAAGTAAGAGTATATCTTTAAATCCAGAAGATGTAAACGATGTTGAATCTACATTTGGAACAAATCCATTAGGGTCAAAAGCAGGATATGTATATGGATTCTTTAAGAACACCAATATTGGATTTGGAGCAAGCACTACTCAAAGTGTATTTACATTAGGAACTCAGGATTTCGGATTCGATGCACAAGCCGCATTAACTCCAATGATTCAATCTCAAACAATTAGTGGCGAGAGATTTAATCTTTTCCAATTTGAAACATTTGGTGCAGGAAATTTGGCAAATACAAAAATCAAAGTTGGTATTACAAATATCAAATCGGCTGGTTCAGTAAATGGAACAGATTATGGAACATTTACCGTAGTTGTGAGAAATTATACTGATACAAATAAAAGAAAATCAGTATTAGAAACTTGGTCAAACCTAAATTTAGACCCTAATTCACCAAACTACATTGCAAGAGTAATTGGTGATAGAAAGTTGACAATCGATGCGAGTGGTAAAATTACAGAAGAGGGGTCTTGGGTAAATAACTCAAAATATATTAGAATTCAAAACTTAAATGAAGTAGCACCGGTTCAAGCAGTTCCATTTGGACATGCAGCATACCAACTACCTATAAATGGAGGAGCATATGCAAACTTAATCCCAGCAGTATCATTTGTAACCGCATCAGCTACGCAGTATGGCGGTATTGATTTGGATTTCAATACGGATAATTCAATCTATATGAAGCCAATTCCGCAAAGTGCTGGAAACGGGGCTAACGTAGTATTTGGATTAGATTCAGCAAATGGTGGAAGTTTAACAGTAGGTTCAACTTCGGCACAATTCGTTGTAGGTTTCCAAGAAGGATTTGATGGAATGGCACCTACTACACCAATTTATACAGGCGCAGTTATTGAAACTGGAAATTCACAAGGATTTGACTTGACAAATTCAACTTCAAGTGGCTCGGTATCATATATGAAAGCAATTAGCGCTTTATCAAATACGGATGAGTGGGATATTAATATGGTAGTAGCACCTGGAGTTATTCAAAAATTACATTCTTACATTTCGACCGCATTAATAGATTTAGTAGAACAAAGAAGCGATGCATTTTTATTGTTAGATAGTATAGCAGCTGGAGATTCAGTGGCACAAGCGGTAGCACAGGCGGGTAACATTGATAGTAATTATGCGGCATCATATTATCCTTGGATTAAAACAATAGATATAAATACAAATAAACTAATCACAGTTCCACCATCGGTATTATTGCCAGGAGTATTTGCAGCAAATGATAGAGTATCAGCGGAATGGTTCGCACCAGCCGGTTTGAATAGAGGTGGTTTGACTGGAGCAGTTAGTGTATTGAATAGATTAACGCAATCTGAAAAAGATACACTATATGAAGGAAAGGTAAATCCAATCGTTCAATTTCCAGGACAAGGTATTGTAGTATTCGGACAAAAGACATTACAAGATAAACCATCTGCATTGGATAGAATTAATGTAAGAAGATTACTATTAACTGTTAGAAAGTATATTGCATCAACTTCGAGATATTTAGTATTTGAACAAAATACTTCAACAACTAGAAATGGATTCTTAAATATTGTAAATCCTTATTTAGAATCAATCCAACAAAGACAAGGGCTTTACGCGTTTAGAGTAGTAATGGATGAAAATAATAATACACCCGATGTAATTGATAGAAATATAATGCAAGGAGCTATATATTTACAACCGACAAAAACCGCTGAATTCATTAAGATTGATTTCAATATTTTACCAACAGGAGCGGCTTTTAACGGATAATTTAAAAAAAAGATATTTATATATAAAAAACAATTAAAAGAGAAATACGATGCCAGAAATATTAGAATTCAATAAAATATTCTATACCAACTTTGAACCAAAGTTAAGTAATAGATTCATAATGGAAATCAATGGAATAGAAGCTTATATGGTTAAAACTGCAAATAGACCAACGTTTACATCGGAGGTAGTTGAATTAGACCATATTAATGTAAAACGAAAAATTAAAGGTAAATCTACTTGGGATGATATTAACATCACTCTATATGACCCAATTGTTCCATCTGGAGCACAGCAAGTTATGGAATGGATTCGCCAATCGCACGAATCATTGACAGGTAGAGATGGATATGCAGCGTTTTATAAAAAACCTGTAACATTCTATCTATTGGGACCGGTTGGCGATAAAATCGAACAATGGACTTTGAGAGGTGCGTTCATCTCACAAGCAAATTTTGGAGATATGGATTGGTCTTCAAATGACCCAGTATCGATAGAGTTAACTTTAAGCTATGATGATGCTATTTTAGAATATTAATCTTAACATATAATTAAACAAATTTGAAAAGTTAATTAATAAATTCTGAAAAATTAAACAATTTAAAAAACCTCTTTATATATAACGAGGTTTTTTTATTTATAGTTTTTTAAAAAATGAATATATATATATTAAATATTAAGTTATACATATGGAACAAACAAACGCAGAACCGCA